CTGCAACGATGACGAGTGGCGGGCGGAGGTTTACTCCTGCGCCAGCGACCGTCAGCAGGCGGCTATCGTGTTTGATGTTGCCGTTGATATGGTGAAGCAGTCCCCAGCGCTCAGCAAACGGATCAAGATCATTCCCAGCACCAAACGCATGGTGTACCAGCCAACCGGAAGCATCTATCAGGTGCTGTCCAGCGAAGTAGCCACCAAGCACGGCCTGAACGTGAGCGCCTGCATCTTCGACGAGCTTCACACCCAGCCCACCCGCGCTTTGTATGACGTCATGACCCAGGGCAGCGGCGATGCCCGGAAGCAGCCGCTTTGGTTTTTGCTGACGACGGCAGGCACTGACCGGAACAGCATCTGCTGGGAGGTTCATCAAAAGGCCCTGGATATCATCGAAGGCAGGAAGGATGATCCTCGCTTCTACCCTGTGCTCTACGGTCTGCCGGATGATGCCGACTGGACGGATGAGCGAAACTGGTATAAGGCAAACCCCTCGTTGGATCAGACGATCTCCATCGACAAGGTGCGGGATGCCTTCCGAAAGGCCCAAGAGACACCCGCTGATGAGAACATGTTCCGTCAGCTGCGCCTGAACCAGTGGGTCAAGCAGTCCATCCGCTGGATGCCCATGGACAAATGGGATGAATGCGGCGGCGCTGTCAATGAGTATGAACTGGAAGGCCGCGCCTGCTATGCCGGGCTCGACCTTTCTTCCACTTCCGACTTGACCGCCATGGTGCTGGTGTTCCCGCCAAGGGATGACGAAGAGCAGTACATCGTGCTGCCGTACTTCTGGCTCCCGGAGGATACCATGCAGCTGCGCGTTCGGCGCGATCATGTGATGTACGACAAGTGGGAGCGTCAGGGCTTCATCCATACGACCGAGGGCAACGTGGTGCATTACGGCTTTATCGAGCAGTTCATCACAAAGCTGGGCGAACGGTTCAACATCCGGGAAATCGCCTATGACCGGTGGAACGCCACCATGATGGTGCAGACCTTGGAGGATGACGGTTTCAACATGGTGCCCTTTGGACAGGGCTTCCGGGACATGAGCCCGCCCACCAAAGAACTGATGCGCATCGTGCTGGAACGGAAGCTGAATCACGGTGGGCATCCTGTACTCCGGTGGAACATGGACAATGCCTTCGTGCGCACTGATCCTGCCGGGAACCTGAAAATCGACAAGGAAAAATCCACGGAGAAGGTGGACGGCGCGGTCGCTCTGGTCATGGCGCTGGACAGGGCCATGAAGAACCAGGGCTGCGAATCCGTCTACGATACCCGTGGACTTTTGATTATCTGACGGAGGTGCAAAATGCCCCAAAAACCAAGAAGACCTTGCCGCTATCCCGGATGTCCGGGTTTCTGCGAGCAGGGTCAGGTGTTCTGTAAGGATCATATGGAATGGAGCAGCGACAGGCTGCGCGGCGGTGCCGATGCCCGTGGGTACGACAGACGCTGGCGTAAAGCCCGCGCTCTTTTCCTGAAGCAGCATCCGCTGTGTGCCTTCTGTCAGGCGGAGGGCAAAGTCGTCCCTGCAACCGTGGTGGATCATATCATTCCGCACCGGGGTGACCAGCGGCTGTTCTGGGATCAGGCCAACTGGGAACCGCTCTGTAAGGAATGCCATGATCGAAAAACAGGAAGCGGGTATTAAGATTACGCTTTATGGGAATTGTTGTTACCACCGCCAAAGTGCTTTGCGCCAGCGACAGCGGCAATAACCATGAGTGCATATGGCCCGGCTTTTCGAATTCCATGGCCTACCTTCGACACTGCCTTATAGGCAAATTCCTTAACCTTCGTTTTCGTGCTCTTCTCTTTCTGCTCTGACATTTTCTGCTGCCTCCAATAGTTGTTCACCGGTAAGTTCGATCTTGATTACGTCCGATTGTTCGAAGAAAAGCCTGTGGGCTTCCTTCTGAACATAACCCAGATACCTTTGAGGATTGCTGTACCAACGTTCTCCTTCAACGCCAACCATTACCTCGCTATGAATCAAATTGCTGAAATACTGGTCGTTTTCCAGTTCACCATCAGGAGTAAAAACTGTTTCATAAACCTGTTCTTCTCCGATCAGCGCATACGCATACGCAAGCAGCTGAGAAGCGGCCAGATAATACCCAAATAGCTCCTGGATCTTCTCATATCCAGAAACGACGTTGTCTCGGTAGCCCTCTTTCCAAAATGTCCTGAACACGCGTCTGAAAGCTGAAGCAGGAACTTCGGGCATCTTCTTCATCTCTGCTATCAAACGCTCAGTTATTTTTCCGCGCGTTTTGTTGAGATGAACAATTGCGCCCTTTATCAGATCACGTTGGGTTTCAAGATCCTTCACGGTTTGTACTTGTGCCAGAAGATCCCGCATTCCGCGTAGTTCACCGAGCAAGCTTTCATCATACGTTTGCTGCATCTCAATGAGTCGGGAACGAACTTCATCAAGCACCGCCGCCATCTGAGCCAACTGCTGCTGCATCGCTATAGTAGCAAGATCATGCGGAATATTACTGTGAACAATATCCGCATCCTTGATGATCATATGGCTACGGGTACCAAAGTTGTTCGGCCCGACAAGCTCACTGACCTGCTCGCCGGTTTCCTTGAGGGTCATGAATTTGATCTTGCCTTCGTCAAAGTCCGGCTGTATTTTCTTCGGGATTTCAGCCAGGTAGACCTTTCCCCGCTGAAGGTGACGAATAAAGTCAGCACCAAGATCAGCTTGCTGGAAAACTGTTGTGAGTGCTTTGGAGATGTTCGCGTTGTTAATGTTGGATAACCCTCTGGTTATCTTATCGCGAGTAGCCGCAGGCAGACTGCGGTCATTCGCGTTGCCCGATTTGATGATTTCATTACCAGCCATTACATCAGTTCCTCCTCTGTCTGAATGGCTTCCACATTGATTTCCTCATGTTCGTAAGCGCCGAGGGGATACTCTGAGATGTATCCGGTTATTCGAAACGGCTTACCGCAGCCGGCGCACTCATAGTCATCGCAGTCGAATTCATGCAGAACATCAGGACCCATGGGACGTTCGGTAGAGGAACTGGACGTTTCATAATCCTCCAGATCGATCATGTTGCTGTGCCCGCAATGAGGACAATCAATGACGCGTTTCAAGCTGATGCCGCCGAGATCCATCATGTCCATATCTTCCAGAGCCCGTTGGCGGTTCAGCTCATTCAACTGGACGATGTTGTAATACTCCTCCAGAGCTTTCCGAAAAATCTGCGACTTTGGCTTTCCGGTCGTCAGGCTGCAGTAAGTCAGCATCTTTTCTTCCTCATCGTTGAGGCGGACACGGTACTGGTTATCCCGCTTGTCTTCAACGCTGGGTCTTCCTCTTCCTGCCATACTGTCCTCCTTTTAACGGATATCCATTTAATCCGTTGAGCACAGTATACGCGCTTCATAGATAGTTGTCAAGGAATTTTTGGATACACTTTTAATCAGGAGGTTAGAAACCGATGAAAAACCCCTTCACCGCCCTGTTCCGTGCACGGGACAAGCCCCAGGACAGCGTCAGCACCGCGTCGACCTTTTATTTCGGCACCAGCGGCGCAGGCAAGGCAGTCAATGCCCAGACCGCTATCCAGCTTTCCACGGTATACGCCTGTGTCAGGGTCATCTCTGAGACGGTTGCCAGCCTGCCGCTGGGAGTGTATGAAGCGAAGGAATCCGGGAACGAAAAGGCGACGGATCATCCGCTGTATCGCCTGCTCCATGATGAGTCGAACACGGAGATGACGTCCTTCGTCCTGCGCGAGGTAATGCTTGCGCACCTGCTGCTCTATGGAAACAGCTATTGTCAGATCATCCGGACAGGACGGAACCGGATCACCGGTCTGTACCCTCTACTGCCGGACAAGATGACGGTAGATCGGGATAAGAACGGCATCCTGACCTACACATATATGACCAACACCGGCCAGACGGTGATGCTGTCTCCTGAAGATGTACTTCACATTCCCGGTCTGGGCTTTGACGGCGTTATGGGCTACAGTCCTATTGCACTGGAGAAAAACGCAATCGGCCTCGGCATCGCGTCCGAAGAATATGGCAGCAAGTTCTTCTCCAACGGGGCACGCCCTTCCGGCATCCTGACGCACCCGAATACGGTGAAGAATCCGAAAGCGCTCCGTGAAAGCTGGAACAGCGCATACGGTGGATCTTCAAACGCAAACCGAGTGGCCATTCTGGAAGAAGGCATGAAGTTTGAGCCCATGGCGGTGCCCAACAATGAAGCTCAGTTCCTGGAAACCCGAAAGTTTCAGGTGGATGAAATCTGCCGGATCTTCCGGGTGCCACCTCACCTTGTAGGGGATCTGGAACACGCCACTTTCTCGAACATTGAACACCAGAGCATCGACTTTGCCGTTCATACCATTCGCCCCTGGCTCGTCCGCATCGAGCAGTCCATGAACCGCGCTCTCTTCACCGATCAGGAGAAGGGGCGCTTTTATGTGCAGTTCAATATGGATGGGCTTATGCGCGGTGATTACAAGAGCCGGATGGAAGGATACGCCATTGCCCGGCAAAACGGCTGGATGTCCGCCAACGATATCCGGCAGTTGGAAAACCAGAATCCCATCCCTGCCGACCAGGGCGGCGACGCTTATCTGGTCAATGGCAACATGATCCCTATCACCATCGCCATGAAGGCACAGAGTTCCGCTGATACAACGCAGGCAGCGGAACAGAGAACACGCGAAAGGAAGTGATCCCATGCGTCATTTCTGGAACTGGGTCAAAAACGAAGATGAGACCCGCACCCTGTACTTGGAAGGCGTGATTGCCGAGGAAAGCTGGTTTTCCGATGATATCACGCCCGCCATGTTCAAGGAAGAGCTCTTCTCCGGGGATGGCCCCATTACCCTGCATATCAATTCGCCCGGCGGTGACTGCATCGCGGCAAGCCAGATCTACACCATGCTCATGGATTATCCCCATGACGTCACCGTGCAGATCGACGGAATGGCTGCTTCCGCTGCCAGCGTCATCGCCATGGCGGGCACGAAGGTATGCATGAGCCCTACCAGCATGATGATGATCCATAATCCCTTCACCATGGCCATGGGTGACACCGAGGAAATGCGGAAGGCCATCCAGTTGCTGGATGAAGTCAAGGAATCCATCATCAATGCCTACCAGATCAAGACGGGCCTGAGTCGGGACGAATTGTCGAAGCTCATGGATGGCGAGACCTGGATGAACGCCCTGAAGGCAAAAGAACTCGGCTTCTGTGACGAGGTGCTCTACACCGGTGAACTGGATCTGCCTGACAACGTGTCGGGCTTTTCTTTTGGTCGCCGGGCTGCAGCCGCCTGTCTCATGAACCGGGTCATTGCCACCCTTCCCAAACCGGAACCGGCGCATCAGCCCGATCCGGAACCGACCCCTGAACCTGTTACACCTGATAACCGAGTGAAAGCGGCAGACCTGATGAAACGGCTGTCGCTTTTGAAATTATGAAGGAGGATATCACCATGAATCAGATTCTTGCTCTGCGCGAAAAGCGCGCCAACCTGTGGAACGAGACCAAGGCTTTCCTGGACAGCCATCGCGGCGAGGACGGCATGGTCTCCGCTGAGGACAACGCCACCTACGAGAAGATGGAGGCAGATGTTGTTGCTCTCGGTAAGGAAATCGAACGGCTGGAGCGGCAGGCCGCGATCGACCGTGAAATGGATCAGCCCACCGCTGTTCCGCTGGTTTCCCGGCCTGCCGCTGCCGCTGCCCAGAAGATGGGCCGAGCGTCCGATGAATATCATAATGCCTTCTGGGGCATGATCCGGAATCGCGCTGCCAGCCCCGCAGTCATGAACGCCCTGCAGATCGGCACTGATTCTGAGGGCGGCTATCTCGTGCCGGATGAGTACGAGCGCACCCTGGTACAGGGCCTTGAGGAGGAGAATGTTCTCCGTTCTCTGTGCACCGTCATCCAGACCAGCTCCGGCGACCGGAAGATCCCGATCGTTGCTTCCCATGGTACCGCGTCCTGGGTGGATGAGGAAGGCACCATTCCGGATAGCGATGACGCTTTCGGTCAGATCTCCATCGGCGCTCATAAGGTGGCCACCATGATCAAGGTGTCCGATGAACTGCTGCAGGACTCTGTCTTCAACATCGAAAGCTACATCGCTTCCGAGTTTGCCCGCCGGATCGGCGCTGCGGAAGAGGAAGCCTTCATCACCGGCAATGGCACCGGCAAGCCCACCGGCCTGCTTCACTCCACCAATGGCGCGGGTACCGGCGTGACCACTGCGGGCACCACCATCGCCGCTGATGAGATCTTCGACCTGGTGCACTCCATCAAGAGTGTCTACCGGAAGAAGTCCGTCTTCCTGCTGAACGACAGCACCCTGAAGGCTATCCGGAAGCTGAAGGACGGCCAGGGGCAGTACCTGTGGCAGCCCGGCCTGAAGGAAGGCCAGCCTGACCTGCTGCTGAACTACCGGATCGTGACTTCTCCCTTCATGCCGGAGATCTCCGCCGGAAACAAGGTGATCCTGTTCGGCGACTTCAAATCCTACTGGATCGCTGATCGTCAGGGCCGTTCCTTCCAGCGCCTGAATGAGCTCTTCGCCGTCACCGGTCAGGTCGGTTTCCGCGCTACCCAGCGTGTGGATGGCCGTCTGGTGCTGGCTGAGGCCATGAAGTGCCTGGCTGTGAAGTCCTGATAACTCAACGACCATGGGAGCCGTTCGCAAGGGCGGCTCCTTCTTCTACAAGGAGGAATAACTTATGGCGAATACCTATAACTCCAAAAACTATGCCGCGCATGGTGGCGAGGAATGGGTCATCGGCGGCAAGCTGACCTTTCTGGATGGTGCAGAAGTAGAGAATTTTCCCGGTGAAGGAGGCGGCGGTTCCTATACGCTGCCGACTGCCAGCGCGGATACGCTTGGCGGCGTTAAGGTGGGCAGCGGCCTTACCATTACCGACGGTGTGCTTTCTGCGGATGGCATTACACCCGCCGCCTACCAGGCGGATAGCACCGCCAGCGCCTATACGCAGCTGAAGGAAGACTTCAATGCCCTGCTGGCTGCTCTGCGTGCTGCCGGACTGATGGAAGCGACCGCGCCGGAGACTCAGGAAACTGAGGGAACCGAGGGCGGTGGTACCTGATGATCGTCACCGTGGATGAAGTCAAAACCCATCTGCGCATTGAGCATGATGAGGAAGATGGCTACATCGAAAGTCTGATCAAGCAGTCCCAGACTGCCGCCGAGGATTACTGCCGGGTTTCCTTTGAGCCGGAACCGGACGAGGAAGGCAATGTGCCTGACGTCCCTGAACCCGTGCGGCTGGCCGTCATCCTCATGACCAGCTTCTACTACGAAAACCGGGATATCCCGGACATGACCACCTACAAAGCGACCCGCATGGCTTTCGACAGCCTGCTGTACCCCTACCGCGATCCGGAGAAGATGTTCTGAAGGAGGCGATGACCTGTGCGCGGTTACAAAAACTTCGACAGCGATCCGCATCCCGGAGATCTTCGCCACAAGATTGAGATCGGGTACACAGAGAACGCCATCAACGAAAACGGCTATCCCAGCCCGACGGACGTTGTGGTCTGCCGGGTCTGGGCGGCTGTGACGGATGCCGGAAACCAGCACTACCGCAGCGCTGATGTCATGAACACCGAGGCGGTGATCAACTTCACCATCCGGTACAGGGAGGACATCAAGCCCGGCATGTGGGTGCGCTTTCAGGGCGAGAAATGGAACATCTCCACCCTCGGTGAGTACAGTTTCAAGCATACCTACCTGGGCCTGAAGGCTTCCATCGCCAAGGGGGTGAGCGGATGAAACAGGTACAGAGCGCTCTGGCTGACATCGGCATTCCGGTTTTCGCCGGGGTCTGGCGGGCCACTTCACCCGATCAGAATCCGCCCGTGCAGTACTGCGTTTATTCCACGACCACCACGGAAGCAAGCCATCACGATGATCACGTGACCAGCTTCCGCACCTTCGTCTACCTGAACCTGTGGAGCGACATCGACCCGACCGACATGGCGGATACGATCCGGGAAGCCATGTATGCCTACGGCTTCATCATGCTGGAGGAATCCGACAAGGGTTACAACCAGCCCGCCTACGACACGGCCACCCGGCAGTACACGGTGCAGTGGACATGGGTCTGGAGGGAGGACAAGGAATATGGCCATTGAACTGCGCGGTTTTGATGATCTCCAGAACGACATGGTGAACATGGCCTACCAGCTGGATCAGGGGCCGGGCGTGAACCGTGCCCTGAAGGCGGGCGCTGTTCCCATTGAGGAACAGATGCTCCACAACACCAGCACCGACCCGAAGATCATCACGGATACCCTGCACTCGTCCATCCACACAGGCAAAGTCAGACAGAAACGGGGCGGCGGGAAGCAGATTACCATCGGCGTCCATCACGCGGAGCATGGCGCGTACTACGCCAACCCCGTGGAGTTTGGGCACGGCGGGCCTGCCCCGGCTCCGGCACATCCCTTTGTGCGGCCTGCCTTTGACACCCGGGCCGATGAGGCCTTTTCCGAAATCAAGCGCGTCCTGCGGGACGAGCTCAAGAACAGATGAATTGGAGGAATTTTCGATGCCTAATCCTGCCGCTTCTCCGACCGTATCTTCTACCGTCGGACTCAAAAACATGGTGATCGCCCCGCTGACGGTCGACACCGAGGAAACCCTGACCTACGGTGATCTCCAGCTGGTGGCTGGCGCGATTGAAGCCAGCATCGCCCCTGAGAACGCCGATCCGGACATCCAGTACGCTGACGACATCGAGTTCGATGTGCTGTATCCCGATCCGGAACTGACCTTCACCACGAAGATGGCGGACATTCCGCTGGCCATCCAGGAGCAGATCTTCGGCAACCAGATCGATGACAACGGTGTCCTGATCCGCTCCGCTGCCGACAAGCCTCCGTATTTTGCGGTCGGCTTCAAGAGCGAAAAGTCCAACGGTAAGTTCCGCTATGTGTGGCTGTACAAGGTGCGGGCCAAGCCCCTCACTGAGAACTACGCCACCAAGGAAGGCACCACCATCACCCGCCAGACGGGCGATGTGGAGTGGACGGCCATCAAGCGCACCAACGACGGTCGCTACCAGGCGGTCGCCGATGAGGGTGAGAACGGCTTCACCGCCGCCATGGGCGAAACCTTCCTGCAGTCCGTGTACGCGCCTACCTTCACGCCCTAATCCGTAATCATCACCCCGCTGCCGCATAGCCATGACGCTGTGCGGCAGCTACTTTTGAAGTTTTGGAGGTATGAATATGATCACCTGTACGCTCGGTGAAAAGAAATACACTGTGGACTTCGTTTCCGGCAGGGCCCTGCGCGAAATGGAGCCCGCTTCCAAAATGTACGGCAGGCTGGTGCGCCTGTCCCAGGACGCGACTGAGGGCAAGGATGTCTCCCAGGAGCAGCTGACCGTGACCGATGCCCTGGACACGATGGTGAAGTGGTTCTGCATCCTGTTCAACAACCAGTTCACCCCGGATGAGGTCTACGACAACTATCCCGCCGACCGCCTGATGCATGACATCGCGCTGGCGCTGATGGCCACCCAGACCCAGACCACGGAGGTGCTGGACACTTTCCCTACGATTCCGGCGGTGCAGGAAGCGGAGCAGATTCTGGCGGAGGCGGAGAATCCGGAAGTGACGATCCCGCAGGAAGCCTGACCCTGCCGGAATACATCTATGCCACCTACAACGAACTGATGAAGAACGGCTGGCGGATGAAGGAAATCGATGAAATG